CAGCCGTCGTCCTCTGGTATGGCTTCCCAGCCGTCGTCCTCTGGTATATTTCCCAAACCCATTAGCGTACCTTTTTCCTGTGAGTTCTCTTGCCCGTCTTAGGGTCTGTCTGATATATGTAGCCAGCGGCATCCGGTTCCGTAGTATCACCCCCACCACCTACGGATGGTTGCGTTTCAGGGCTTGTAAATTCAAAATAATCCCCTCCGCCAAGTTCTCCCATACGTTTGTTTACCGCGCGTCCCAGTTTTTCACGAGCTTCAATACTGAGGTCTCTTAGATCGCCTACTCCCGCAGTTTTAATGGCGTTGTAAATTAGTTCTTGAGCCGTTTTTACTCTTATACGAGCTGCCATCGTTTTCTTAACCCATGCTTTAGCAGCTACCATATCAGCAAAACGCGGTATGGTGGATACTCTGGCAACCTTTATATCTTTATCAGATGTAGGTGAAAGCTTGAAATCCGGCAGAACGGCGAGCAAACCCTCATCAACTATGGACTCAAATTCTGCTGAAGCGCTTGTAAAAGTATAATCAGCACCATTATCTATCTGTTCATCCAATCTGTCTAAAAGTTCTATACCTCGACCCAGTGAAGATAAATTGTTTCTGGCTTCTAACCATGCTTCTGAAGTTACGCCCGCCTCTGCTTCAGCGAGTTTCTTGCTAGCCGCCAATTTTGTTTCGTGTGCTACTATCTTGGCGGATACCCGCTGGGCTAACGCGTCTAATTCAGCGCCCTTAACGTCCTTACCGGTTTCTGGGTCGTAGAAAAACCCAGTATTAGGGTCAAAAGGCAGTGTAACACCATTATGTTTTCGGGTAGTGCGAGCTTTAAGGCGGTTGGCATAAGGGTCATGCGGGGTCATATCGTCATAATCTGGCATAGCTTCAAGAGTACCGTCAGGCCTGTACCGGTAGGCTTTCGAGTTGCCTTCACCATCCTCTAAGAAAAATATTTCGCCGAGCTTCTCCATATCTTGCTTGCGTTTAGCTATTAGCTGACGAGAGTTTTCTAAGCTTATATTATGCTTCGCTGTACCCTCCGCGTCTGTCACTGTATTACGCTCGCGCTGATAAGCCGTCACTTCATCCGCTCGTTCATGGGTTAATTTAGTCGCTGCGTCAGTGCGTCGGCGTTTACCTAATGTTGTCGCTGCTAAGAGGTTGCTTTTATTTCGACTAATCGCGTTATCTCGAACATCGTCAGTGCTAGAAAGTGCAAAATAATCATTTGTCATTTTCTCGCGGCGTAGCTGTTGTGCCAATGCGTGTGCTTGCTCTTCATCATCTATGTCTAGCCCTAAAAGAGCGCCTAATACGTCAGCCATGTCTATCTCCCTATTGGCCCCTTGAATGGGTAATTTGATGTCTGAACAGGATTATTCTGAAGAGGGCTGTTAGCACCTAAAACCGCCATTTTCGCCTCATACAGTTTGTCTTCACGCTCTTGCGCGCGTCTATTCCTTTTCAAAGTTTCCTGCGCACGCAATGCACGTCCTTTCTCTTTTCTCGCTAACTGCTCTTCCCAGTCGGATACCGCGCTTTTACGCATTTTTTGTCCTTCTATTCTGTCCATAGTCGGTGCGAGAAACTCCAGCGGATTAGCCGACTGATGTAAACGCCCCATCTGCCTCATACCCGGCATTTCTGCACCGCGCAGCTCTTCGCCGTAATCTAAATTAGCTTCGTTTAAAGAGCTATCGTAGTTACCAAAAATAGCTTCTTCATACACTGTTCGCTCTTCAGGTGGCATAGCATCTAGTCGAGCTTTCAAATCCAGTATAGTTAAGCCTTCTAACTGCTGTAGCACATTGGGGTCTATCTCAACTGCTGTAGTCGCTGACTGGGCTACGGTGGCTGGTGGGGTAGCTGAAGCTTTTCCAGCTCCACTTCCAGTCCAGTTATCATCACCGTATTGACTGCGCTGCGTGCTGGGGTCTATTAAATTTTTTGCTATAGTGCTTCTAAGTGTCATTATTTTATACTCCCGTAATTAACCATATCAAACCCAGAAGGTGTTCTAATCACTGCCTCTTGGTTTATTTCATCTGACATCACGCCAAAGCTCCATTCGCCCCAAATATACTGAAAGCGGTAGAACGGATAACCAAACATTTCACCTATCTTAGTGATGTAGCGTTTAAGTCGTCTATCAGAAAAAGCTATGGTAGCGGCGGTACCTAAACCACTCATAAGCCCCTGCATTCTACCTTGCCGAGCATTATACTGGTCAATCTGACCTGAGTATTGATTCTGCGCTGCGCCCATAAGGTTTGGCGTTTCCGATATGCCTGATGTGTTATAACTAGGCTGCTGTGGCAAAGCCACTTGCTGCCCTGCGATAAGTGCGTTTATCTCGTTTAGAGACTGACCGCGCTGACCTTGTACCTCTGCTAGTTGACCCTGACGTAGAGCGTTAGCATAATTAGTCTGTTGTATACTCTGGCTAAAATTATCGCCATATTGCTGCTCTTGAGTCGCCCACATACGATTAATAGCTTCGTTATCAAAGCCCTGAGCGGATAGACGTTCGCCAAATTCACGCTGTCTGTTTTGTTGTTCCATACCAAACTGTCGTGTTGCTTCAGCACCACCAGCCATGATTGATTCGTTTCTGGCGGTTTGGTAAGCATCGGTTTCAGCTCTACCTAAATTCTCCATTTCTCGGTCGTAGGGTTCATCGCCCGGTCTTAAGCCTCTGTTTACAAGCATTGCCTCCATTGTGTCGCGCTTTTGTTCCCATTGAGGGTCTAAGCGGCTTGAATTTCTCTCATAAACAGCTTGTTCAGAGCGGTTACGAATGTCGTTAGGGTCAGAAATACTTGGCAAACCTTGTTGATTTAGCAACTCTTGTTGCAGTGCATCGCCTTGCTGAAAATCAGGTGTTTCCCCCCAAGGGCTAAGACTGTCGTAGTCCAAAGCCGTACCAAACTCACTGCTCGCCCGACCCATGAGGCTTTCCCCAAGTTCAGAGCGCCCGCTTTGTAATGCCAACTGACTATCTAGCGCCTTTTGAGCCTCTGGCGTTAACGTCGTATCCATCGACCATCTAGTAACATTTTGTCCAGTAACAGGGTCTTGCTCGACGGCATTAGACCATGTTTGTTGACCCCAAGGGCTAGTCTGATCTGCGCGATTAGCGTAGGTTTGGTACGCTAAATTCTCTTTAGACGCGGTAGCTTCTGCGTTAGCCGCACCCGTATAGTCGGGTGGTGGTGGACTTGACTTACCGCCCATAATTTAACTCCTTTTGCTGGTTTGGATTCCATCTGGTAGGAAGTACACTCTGCGGTACGTTCATCCTCACCGAGTTCGCCGGATTCGTTACGCCTACGGCATTGTTATTATTCATCGGTACACTCGGCGGAACAGTGTTGGGCATACGGAGCTGCTGCGCTTGCGCTAACTGGCTTGTCATACCCTCTAAACCAGAAGACGGTCTGGCTATATTAAGCGGAACCCTTGCGTTAAGCTGTTGCTGGTAATTCGGTTGTATCGGCTGCATCTTCATTCTCCAAATATTTACAATCGGCTTTATCAAGCCGATACACTATAAAATCTACATTATCGGCAAATCCGTTTTCAGCTCTGTAAACCTCCTTAAAACCGATATGTTCATTAAATCTGACGGCTACATCATTATTGCCCGGTGTAAACCCAAACATATGCGTTTTTTTGCACGTACCAAACACATATTTAAACACTTCCTTATGCAGTCCATGTTTCCACACCATAGGCGTTTCAGCGCCAATATGTACTTGGCAAGAGTTAGGTGTCCAAGAGTCTAATATGACTCCTCCGGCGATACTGCCATCATCTCGGTGCGCCATAATACCGCGCATACCTTCACAGAATACCGGCTGAATAAAACGCCGTGTCCATTCTCCGTGCATATTATGGTCGTAGTGTGTAAAGGTCATAACTGCCCTCCCATATCACCCATAATATCAAAGCCAACTAAGGCTAGTCGGGTCTCGGTCACACCGCGTAATGCTATGGCTAAGTGTCGCCCCATGCCTCTTATGCCCCGCGTTTCAGCAAAACTTTGTGCAGTGCCTTCCCATCTAGCCGTGTCCCATAAATCCGCATCCCATATAGCAGCACCGGAGGCAGCTACAAAAGCTGGCGAACTATCTATCTCGGTTAGGTCAAAGTCAAATCTCACCTGAACTTCATAAGACGGCTGCGAATCCCCCACCCACGCCGGACGAATAAAATGCGGGCGTTTCCAAACCCCCGAGCGATTCATAGAGGTGAAATGCGTTAGCAGGGAAAACTCTATAGGTTGACTGCTAGGGCCTGTCAAAAGCACTTCATCGGCGGTACCTGATAGCTTCATAAGCCGTCCTTTACGTGTACCGAAAACAAAGCCTATAGGCGTATCATTCATAGTAACCATATCCAAATCACGAAATATACACCATGTACTCGTGTTTAAATTAACCACGAACTGAATAGGAGCTACACTGTCAACTATCGTAGGTATGGAAATAACCACAAAACCCTCATCGGCTGCGAACATCATCTCCCAACCGAAAGATGTGCGTTTAGTTAACATTTCCTCTCTGAAATACCGAGAAATATTCGATGTGACGTAATAATTAAAACCCGTTTTGCTTATAGCACCGCTCATTAAATCGGTTATCCGTGCTATACCATCTGAGGACAGTATGACGGTATCGCCACCCCAGTTAGCCATAGCGCGTCTGCCCTCTACTAGCGGGCCTACATACCAACGCCCAAGCAACTTTAACGGATCGGTAGTTATATCAGGGTCGCCATCCCATACAAGAATATCGCCTCCGGCGGAAGCCATCACTAATCTATCGTTTAAACCTTCACCGTCGTCTACTGTCCACGTAGCACATTGCACTAAATAGCCGCCTTTTTTAAACCGTGAACCTACATTGAAGGGTTCAAGAGCGCCGCCTAAATCAAGTACATCGAGGTAATAAGCTGTCGCCGAGTTACGCTCTGTAAACCATAAACGTCCACTCCACTCAACAATGTGTACTAAGTCTTCTACCTTGGGGGTGGCACCTGTAATTGTGCCTTGTGTCCATGATGTACCATCGTACTGGTAGTAACCATTTGCCTCATCACAGACCAGTAAATAATGGTCTCCAGCGACGTTGGTGTAGTTTACATACGAACACCAGCCCGCCGTATCAGAGGTGGCGGGCCATGCTAAAGCTAGTGTGTGGGGGCCAGCGCCACCCGCAGTCACATCAAAAATGCCCGCATCGGTAGCGACAAACATACGGTCTATGCTACCGGCAGGGGTCACGGAGTTATAATACATGATGGTACGGACTTCACCCGGCTGACCGGTTTTATCGAGAATGTTAGTTGCAAACTCTAAAGAGCCGGGGCGCACTGAACACCCCAATTCTCTGGGTATCAAGTTATAAAGAATTATCGCAGCATCATCGACCTTTATGTCAGCGTAGATAGGATTATTAGCTACTAGCCCCTTTAAAGGCGCTGATACGCCTGTCGATATGGTGTTTTGACCCTGAGCACCTTTTGACTTTTTCTGCATTTGAGGTGCATATAAGCCCATTAAAAAGTCCCGAATCTAGTATCTGGAGTGTTGTTAAATGCGTCGAGGTAAGGAAATGAGCGCCGACCTGCGCCAGCATTTAGCACGCTTGCACCTTTGTCCTTAGATGTCCACGATGTAAACGCAGTCTCTAACTGCGCCATCGCTGCGGTAGAATCAAAGCCACGCGCCTCTAAAAAGCGTACTTTTAAAAGTCGCTCAAATAGTATGGGTTCGTAAAGTACAATATCACTCGGGTCAGTCACACTGTCTGAAAAATCTCCAGCAACGCCCCTTACAGAAACCCAGTTTCGAGATACGTACTCAAAATGTATGTCCAGACCGTCTGGGGGCGGTTGAGGAAAAATATATATTTCATTCTCCAACTCGCGAAACGACGCATAAATGGTTTGAGAGGTAAGATCGCGGCCTTCCAAATATTGCCATTCTTGAGCAGATAACGGCCCCAGCATTGGGACGTTATTTGACCTATCCCAGCCGGTCTGATTTATCATGTACGCAAAATCATCAGGCAACGGGTAATTACCTGTGTCCGTAGATAATGTCGTTAAATTAAACTCTCGTATCAAACCCTCCCACGCTTCACTCTGTAGCAGCTCATAGCCAGCCGAATTAGCCAGATAGACGAGTTGCTCGCTGGCAGGGTCACTAGAAGCAAATACGTTGACTACCTTGGGTACGCCAACCTCTACCGATACTTGGTTTATTATGTCATTTATCGACTTGAATCTAGCCATCGCTTACCTTCTTTCGTCTGCGTTTTGGGCGTGGTTTGGGTGTTACTACTGGCTTATCTAGGGAACTAACTAAATTAGGTTCTTGGGCTACAACGGCTATCGTTGCTGGGTTTTCGGCTTCTAGCTTATTTAAACGCTCTGTAAGCATCGTGATTTGAATATCTTTTTCAGTTATAGCCTCCTGTAGCGCGGCTGCGGGAGCGGCTTCTTTTGCCATCTTAATAAAAAGTTTCGCTTTATCACGTAACGCATTCAAGCCCATAAATTTATTAGAGTGAACGTCTGCCATTTCCGCTAATTGTTCAACTGTTTTGACATTATTAAAACTCAATTCTTCCGCCTGACTGCGGCTGATTTGAGGCCACTCTACTAATGGCGTGCCTTCAACGGGAGGTTCTATTCGGTTCTTAAATGCGGCGTAGTGTCTGGGAAAACGGGTAAGGTCGTTCTCTCTAGCAGGTCGGCAAGCACCACCGGTACGAGAACCGGGTATTTTAATATCGATGTATTCTATATCTTTAAATATCGGTCTACCTTCTGCTAAACTAGCCGCGTTATCAGGTCGAGACTTCATAAAAAATTTAACTAATAGAGTCGCATCACCCTGAGCCTGACTGCCCTGCTCAAAATCTTCTACATTGTGGTCGTACTGTTCCATAATTTAGTCACCTCTCATTTATGACTGGTTAAAAAATGTAACGCCTATGTTTACGCTGTTTACACAGCCACCCAACCTGCGGCAAGAGTGACTAAATGCGCGGCACCTGATACGGTTACTACGCCATCACCAGAAGTATTCGTTGGAGTCACAATAGAAAAAGATGCGGTTGCTGCTGCGTCTGAGCCAATTCCTAGCGCAACGCCTCCAATAGATTGTCCGTCTTGTGGTTGCCGTGTCGCTCCGTTTTGGTCGAGCAGTGTCCAGCTTGCCGATTCACCGTCAAGATTAGCGCTTCCAACCGCAATACCAATACCCGGCTGACAACCGCCGTTATTCATACCGTTAGTAAAATCAGCGTTAGGTGTTTCCAGCGCTCGCGCAGTGCGGGCGGTTTGGTCTATAAAAGTACAAGTTATATTCTGAGCCATGTTAATTACTCCTACCCTGTTCGGGCTTTGCGTATGTTATCTAATCCTTTTTCAGAGTGCTTCCAAGGTCGCCTATTTTTAGACTGCATACCTAAGGGCACCCAACAACAGTTTTCAGGTTCATAATGGCCGTTTACATCAACACGTTCTATTGAAAATCCTGCGGGTCTTTCGCCCCACCGCTCAATCATGTCTCTGCAAAAATTCACCGGATCGTGCCAATCTTCACAAACCTCAATACCTCTCCCTCCGTAGTTTACATAATCCGAGTGGTCTTCCTTGTAACACCGGTACATCATCTTTTTCCAAGAGTTATACTCTGGTATCTGTGACAGCCCGTGCGTCTGTCCGTTTTTGTTACCTTTAGAAGCAGGTCTGGGTCTTCTAACCCGTTGTTTCGCTTCCTCCGTCCATTTCCATTTTTTACCTTTAGTAGTCATAAGCCACACCTCTTGATTAGTGGTGTGACCTATGCTAACATTTAACAATCAGCAACACTATCGCTGAAAGCCTTATACACCAGTAGCGTCGTACCTTCCTTGAAAAGCCCTGCCAGATGTAGTTAAATTACCCGCCCAAGCTAAAATTTGCACTTCAGCATCTTGGTTAGTTGAGTATCTACGATTAGGACTTAATGGAACCATATTACGACTTGAGTGTGGGCGATAATGCAGGTACTTGGTGTTCAAAAAGAACGCCGTTCCTGCGGCTGCGCCTACACCTGCTGAAGCTACTGATGGAAAGTGAATACCGCCGTCCAAAATAACCGGTGCATCCATAAACTGAACATTGGTAAAACCAGCGTCAGCCATATCGGTATTACTGAAGCGTTGATTCGCTTGCAGTGAAGCAATATAGGTATTCCATACTGTCGAATCCGCCATGATGCAATCTGGACGGTCTTGACCACGAACTAAATCAGCCCATAAACCATTCCAAAAACCTTGTATTTTAGTCGGGTCTAAGCCATCCACTGCGGTTTGGTCACTAGAGGCATTCTGCCAGAAAGGAAAGGCTGCGCCATCAATACCACCATAAGGAGCAGCGGTAGGGTCTACCGGCACAGCAGCATCTAAGCCGTCAATTTCTTTACCACCTGAACCGGTACCGTCAGAGTAAATACCTGCGGTGATAAGGTTAGATAGTGTAGATTCGGCAACTGAGATACGAGATTCAAGCAAGTCTATCATTTGTTCACGACCGGAGTTCTGTAACTGTTCCAGACCTGAGATAATGACGGGTACTGCTGCCTGTTTGATGTCGTACTCTGCCGCTGAGATAACATCTGAAACGCCAACAGGGAGTAAGTCATACCCTGAATACCAACCGGCATTGGAGTTTTCAGCAAAGCTTAATTCTTGAAGAATTTTATAGCCGCCTGAAAAATTTTTGATATTACCGCGCATACTGAGTTTCTTCAGCACGGCGTTGTTATTGGTGACGTTATCCGCAATTTTGCGGGTACGGCTGGTAATTGTTGTGGCGATGATGTCACTGATATTGGCAAAAGCCATAGGTGTTTCTCCTAAGTAAGTTAAAGTTCAGTTTTCTGACTCAACTTGGGGCTTTTTCTGCCTGTCGTTCTGACTGGGGCTTGCCTAGTTATAACGGGTCTGTAAACTAAATATAGCATGTCTACAATACTTTACAACATTTAACCCTCATTCATTAACTGCTCTATAGTCGCACGCATAGACTTATCCGCATTACCGCCGCCTTTTCCACCTTGATTACCCGTAATGCTGCTAGCTGCTTTTAGCTTATTAGGAAGACTGGTCTGGATAGACCTCGTTGCCATCACGCTCGCTATCTCGGGATTGAGTGTACATGCCTTATCATAGGCTTGTTGTAAACTCATAGACTGATTACGGTTCGCTGACATGTCCATTAAGTCTGCCATGTCCATACGAACATCATCATAAAATTCAGCACTCGCGCCGAAGGTATGCACATCATTGGCGGCATTCTCCTTAACTTTTTCCTCCCGCTCGGCATCTGCGCCACTAATCCGCGCCATTAGCTCGTTTACAGGCGCTAACCGTTCATTCAATATTTTATCAAACTGGCTATTTTGCTGCATTTCGGGTGCTTGCCCATTTTGAGCAACTGTTCCAACTAAAATGTTATCAAGTGTTGTAATATCGACACCATAGGCACTGATAAAATCTGCAATCTTGCGTGCTTTTTGTTCAGGGTTGCCCATTCTTAGCGTACTCATGGTCTGTAGCACCATTTCAAAACCCTGTACTGGGTCTGAAACACCTTCTGCGGCGAGTACCGCGCTATACTTACCTGCTAAATTGTTAAACTCTTCTCCTGTCTTACGATTTTCTGAGCCGTTCATCAGCGCTCGGTTCACTTCTGTCTCGCGCTTATGCACCATATTTTTTACTTCTTCAGGTAAACTTTTCCATGATTCTCTCGCGGTTGGCGACCAGTTTACCGGCGCTTTACTTAGCTTGGCATTTTCTTTATCTGCGAGCGGTTCTTCTGGCTCACCCTCTGGCATAGCTTCAGGAGTCTCGTCCTCTGTTTTAGAAATTTCTGTCGTATCTTCCGAGCTTACAGGCGACTCGCCTTCATCCTCGGGTGCCTCTTGTTCACTCGGCGCGGGGGCAGTCTCTTTGGGTGTATTATCGTCTAGCTCTTCTGAACTATCGACGGCCTCTTCTAATGCTGCTCTCATTTCTTCACCCATGTCTATCTCCTATGCTGTTCACATGCTTGTTTAATTAGTTCTATTCGTTCTTTTTTTGCTTGCGGTGTCTGACCTCTACGCTCTAAATCCATCTCTTTTGAGCGCTTTTCGTTACTTTTACGGCTATAATCGCGGCTATCGGTTACGCCGTTCTCGCGGTTGTGTCGCCGTAGCTGACCTCTATCTGATATAACTTCACCCGTGATAGGTGATGTAAAGGACTCTATATCGCCATGTACCGCATGTGTGTGGAAGCTTTTCGGAACGTAACTATTTTTAAGCACAAGCTTGCCCGTCACAGGGTCTTGAATATACGTTTTACGAGTCATTTTTAGGTTTCACTGGTGCATTGTCCTGTTCTTGGCGTTTATTTTCACCGTCTAGGCGCTTTTCAAGCACTCTTAATCCGGCATCGGCGCGTTTGGTTATTTTTAACTTTTCAATTTCAAACCGTGCTTTTCTAATATCCGCCTCGGTCTGGGCTTCTATACCTGCTGCTTGCTGCTCGGCGTTAATCTGACTGGTCATTAGCTCGGTCTGTACATCAGCTTCCATCTTGGCAGCGAGTATGTTGAGTTCTGCCTCGGTTTCAAGTTGTTTTTGCTGCATATTAAACTGCATCTCGGCTTGTCGCGTTTCAATATCAGCGATTTTATCCTGCTCGCGTAACTCCAAGTCCTGCATATGTTTCTGCTGTAGTTCTTTCTGCTTGCCCTCTATCCGCATTTGCTCAAGCTGTAACTGGCCTTGGATACGCTGTTGTTCTGGATCAGGCTCTTGCTCTTCTTGCTGCTGCTCGGGTTGCTGCATGGTTTCTATCGCTCGGTCTAGCACACCCTCAATTTCTGAGCTGCCTTTAAAGCCAGCCATTGCCCATTTAAGCATCTCCAAGAGAAACGGTAATGACCGTTTATCCTGTTGTATTAACGGCGTGGCAGATTGCAGAAAGGTAGATAAGCCGTTTAAATACGCTGCACGCTCTTCACGTAGCTGGGCATAGTCCAGCATGGCGAGTGTCTCTGAGCGGATGAAAATTCTAATGCGTGCCTTTTCAGGCTGTTTTATGAGCTGAACGGCTTGCGGTAAAATATCAATATCCGGTGAGAACTCCATATTCGACTGCTGAATAATCGTCTCGGGTGAAAAATGCCGTGCGATAACTTCCGCTTTAAGCTGCATTAAGTCAGACACAAACACCGCAAACTCTTCTTGGAGCGCCTGTACACGTATCGAGCCGAATTTCGCTTTCTGTTGCGTTTGCCCCACACCTTCGTATTGGTTATCCAATTCCCCGCGCATAACATCTGCCATACCGGTAATTTGCTGTAGTAGGCCTATGGTTTCATCGCGTAGTGAGCGTAATTTATCCAGCACGCTGGCTATTTCAACAATCGGTACCCAGTCAATTTGACCCTGTATACCGCCTTTTTCAGCAAATAAAGCCCAGTTATCAACAGGAATCAGGTCATTTTCTACTCCCTCTTTGAACACGCGCTTAATGCCTTCGCAACTTGCATCATAGACACCAATCACTTTACATGCCTCGGTGATGATGGCGATGCGGGTCTGAAGTATATCTATCTCGTTGTACAAGTCCTGCGCTAAATGATAATCCGCTGTCGGACGATAAAGCTGCGTAGTGGCATTAGCGAGAAAAAAGGGCGGGCAGGGGAAAAAACCTGTTAGTTGCAACGGGTCTTCTTTGGTATCTAATACCTTCGGTGCGCCCACAGATACCCATACTACTTTCCTTCTTTCTTTGTCCCAAATTTCCCATATTTCCGCTTTCATCCATTCGGAGTTATCATCTTTGTCGTTAGTATCATCGTCAGAGATGGTGGCTTTTTGTTGTTTTAATTCAACATTTTCTGCCGCCCATTCGCCAAATCGTGCCTCAACTTCATCTTTAGTGAGGTACGAACGAAAACTTATCCAAGGTACCTGAGAGAAAGTTCTCGCCCAGCCCCAAAGCACATCTGACCAGTGATAGTAGTCAATCGGCGCACGTTCTGTTTTTAGCTTCTGCGGTTGTTCGGTGTCATCATCGACCCGCTCACCATTTTCAGTGGCGAGCGAAATATCCGGCTCGGTCTCAACTTCATAGCGTACCCGCGCACACCCCAAACCCGGCAATAATCTATCCTGAAGCACGGCGCGAAAGGTCGCGTCATATTCTTTACCGTTCTCGGCTAGGTCAAGCTTTAACATTCGTTCCATGGTCTCGGCAGCAACTCTGCCTACATCGTCATTTTGAGATGCGTTACGACGGTCAGCTTCTATTTTTGGCAGCTTGCCATAAAGCATACTGCTCATTGTTTTGATATTTGAATTAAAAAGATTGAGCTTGAACGACCCAGCCGCGCTGCCAGTTAGCGTCTGGCTAACTTTTCTGTCGTCAAGATAGCGTGAATTTATTTTATCGCCTTCTTTGTGAAATTCTCTTAGAAAATCCTGAGAGGCTTTAATCTCTTTTAACCAGTAGTCGTACTGACTGCGGGGGTTATTTTCATAATCTTCTCTTGACTGAATGCTAGCCGAGCCTGTTGTGTCCTGTCCCATGTCTATAACCTCAATTTCTCAAAAGTACGTGCGGATTTTCGCTCATTATCGTCAAAAAGCCCTTGTAGCGTTAATGGTTCAGGCTTAAAGGGTGGAATAATAGCAGGTTTTTCTACTGCATCCCCGTTTACACTGCTTTTAGCGCGTGCGTCAAGCACTTGTCTGCCTAATTCGCCCTTTGGTAGTCGGCAAACTAACGCCATGTACCGTGCGCCATCTGCGCCGTCGCTGGCCCAGTTATGCTTCGGAGTGTTTAAGAAAATCTTGTTGAAACTGTCATATTTGCGCGAATACGCTCTGAGCGCCTCTATTCCGTCGGCTGTTTTGCGAGAATCAAAGCGCATGAACTTCATAGCTAGCCTGAGAGCGTCTATGCCTTGCTGTTTGGTCAATTTAGGTGTTTTTCGTATATGCACCTGCTGATGACGAAAATGGTCTTGAAACTGCTCTAAGGTGCTTCTGGAGGTGGATAGCGTTTCCGCCTTTGCGTCGTGTGGAAGCCATATTTCTTCGTACTTGTAGGGCTTATTGTCGAACATCTCAAAATAATAGTCCGGTTTCTCGCCTTGAGCCTCATGGTAGTCAATTATGACGGGGCCAGTCGGCGTGTTCTGCCAGAACCAAATCGCGGTGGAGTCTTTGTAGCCCAAATCCGCTGCAACCTGTACAGGTTCTTGGTCGTTGTACAGGTCTTGCTCCTGTATTTGACCTGTTTTTTCCATCTCGGCAATTTGCGCCGCGTAATAAGTTCCCTTAATTGCAGCATTAGGGTTGCACTGAAATTCTTGGTCAAACTCATCGTCGCTCATCTCTAAGCGGAGGTCTTCTAATTCTTCAGCGCTTAAAATGTCCGATTCGGTCGCTTTTAACATCATGCTATACCAACGCTTATTATTTTGTGCGGCGGTGTACACCTGCCAAAAATGGTTTTTACCTTTAACCGTACCAATAAAAACTGCCCAGCCGTGTCGGTCAGCCAGTGTCGGGCGTATTATCTCGCCCCATACTTGAGGGCGGGCATCGCCATACTCATCCATCACCACGCCGTCAAAATACCTTCCGCGCAGCGCGTCAGGATTGTCCGAGCCGTATAAGGTTATCCAAGCGCCGTTGAGCAACTTAACTCTAAGCTCACTCACCCTGATTCCATTCGGTTCGGCAAAAGGCGCGGCGTATAATTTGAGGTATTCAAAAGCGATGTCTTTTGCCTGTTCGCGGAAGGGAGCCACGTAAGCATAACGAGCGTTTGGCTTGGTTGTGTACAACGCCCGAATGATTAGCTCATTTACCGCTGCGACTGTTTTACCTGCGCGTCGATGGCAGATTAAAATTGCCCAGCGCGTACTACGCTGATGGAATGAGAGAAACTGCTTTCTAGGCTTGTAGGTAAGATTTGGCATTTAATTCTTAGTCATCCGCTAATTCACCTTCTATGGTCATGCCAGCCGGTAGCACATCAAGCGACCCTCGCGGGAGTATCTCTGAGTTTATGGTGATGTTCAAATTACCACCCGCCATTTTAGGTTCGTAAGTGCCAGACATGCGATTTATTTCCTGAATTGCCGAAACCGCTACTGAGGGTCGCTGGGCTTGATTTTCCTGTGCAATGCGATACAGGAGGTTTTTACGGTGTTCTTCTGTCGGGCCGTCTTGTAATTGTTGCATGTGCGTTAACAGCGCACGTAATCGAGTGGCTTCTGGTTTCTTTAGGTACTTGTACACCGACTGAGGGGCGACATCTATTTTCTCGGCAATCTTGGTTGCGGGCATTCCAGTCATGTGCAGCTTTACAGCTTGTACTTCTATTTGGCGCATGACCGTAGACTGATGAACGATAGCGCGACGGATGGCATTCAGAGATTGATAAAATTCTTCGTTACTGGGGTGAGAAGGGTCGGCGAGCAATTCTACAGGGATATGCTCTTCCGTTAATTCTTCTAAATCTTCTAGGGCGAGGGCTTGGGTCATAAGAAGATAGTAGACATTATCTTTTAACTTATCAACTAAACTGCGTGGTTATGGTGAAAGCCGAGTTTACGTTTAAGCTTATCACGCACACGTATAGCTTCATCTAAATCTGTGTAAATACCCGCGTAGTTATGCTTGCCTTTACCGTACAGCGTTACAAACCACTTACCACATTTATGCCTGTACACGCCGTTGTGTCCTGATTTGTTGTTCGAGTTTTTTGACCTGTCTTTCTGGTTCTGCGAGTTGGTTACTGCTCTGAGATTGCAAAGCCTGTTATCGTCGCTGATATGATTGATATGGTCAATTTGGTCGGCGGGGAACTGCCCATGTACATACAGCCAGATTAGACGGTGTACTTTGTATTTCTTACCAAAAATAGGTGCGCAGATGTAGCCGTGATGGATAGTCCCTACAATCTTACCTGCG